GTTTGAGGACGGGTGGGCCTCGTGATTGCGAGGCCCCTTCCCCTCGTGTCGGGCCGCCGCGCCGTCGTTGTCAAGAAATTTATTTCGTATCATCGCGGGAACCTTTCGCCGTGTTGCACGAGACGCAGAGCGACTGCAGGTTGCTCGGGGCTGTCTTGTCTCCACCAGCTCGCAGCGGGCGTATGTGGTCTGTGACCTGAGCCCGTTGCCGCTCGCCCCGCTGCACGCACCGTGAGTGCTCAGGATAGAGCTGGCCATCCATGCGTTGCCCGCACCAGGGGTACCGCAGCCGCCATGCTCTGGACAGGGCAGCCCAGGCTGGATCGTAGCCACGACTGGCAGCGGAGCCTCGGGCCCTGTCTCCCTTCTGCTCACAGCGAGGGCAGCGTCCCTTGACGATGGACCCGCAGCGGGCGCAGGTCCTGCCGATGATGCCCCCCATCCCCTGATCCCCCTATCCCCTGCTCGCATTCACGCGAGCGCCAGCGCATCCCGCCAGCCGCTGATGTAGACATGCACGACCTGATAGCGCCCGCGCACCAGCTCCCGTTCAGAGTGCTGGGCGAGGACCACATAGTCCGACCCGTTGTCCTGGACCACAAGCGGCACCAGCAGCGCATGCTCCTGCAGCCGCTTGAGGTCACTGCGCCGATGGTAAGCAGGACGGCCCTCCTTCATCGGTCGCCTCGTGCCCAGACCTGGATGCGCCGTCGCTCCAGGTCCGTGCGGTGCAGGATGCGCACGCGGATGTGCCAGCGGCGGGCCAGGGCTTTGGCGCACCGCTCGCGTTCTTCCCCGATGGTGCGTGCCATGCCGAAGGCGGGCTGTCCATGCTGCAGGTTCAGTGCTTGCCTGAGCCAGTCTGCGATCAGTCGCTGGTCAGTCACTGGTGCTGCGCTCCAGTTCTTCCAGCTCGATGAGCAGCTTGCGTGCTCTGTTGTCAACCGTCCAGATCTCCGGTATGCCCTTCTTCTTCTGTGGACCTGGACCTCGATGCGCAGTGGAGAGGTACTGCTGCAGGAGTTTGATAGCGCGACGAGCAATCGGCTGCGGGATAGGCATCAGCGTTTCACTCCTTTCGACGGTGGCTGGAAGTCCTCTGCTGCGTCATCGTCCTGCTGCATGTGTTTGATCACTGCCCGTGCAAGGGTCGTCAGTTCCCGCAGCAGATCAGCGAGCGGCAGATCCCAGGCAGTACCTGCTGACAGATGGCCGTGCGAGTCAAAGACTTCAAAGCGGAAGCCGTGGTCGTTTTTCCTGAGGTAGTAGCGTCCGCACTCGCAGGTGTCGCCGCTGTTGAATGGGTCTGCCGATGACCAGCCATGCCGCCCCCCGATACAGACTTCCAACGGTGCGGGCTTTGCCATCACGCGGCCCTCGGAACAAAGCGCACGCGACCGCGCAGGACCTCGCGGGCAGCTTCATCACGCGCACGGTCGTAGTAGCACTGGCCTTTGCCGTTGTGCCTGAAGCAGCGCACCAGCCCTGCACGATCATCCGCGTAGTAGCACCGGTTCGTTACGTCTGTGCCGTTGACTGTCACCAGGAAGAACACGCCGAAGTCCTCGACCAGCCGCCGATGTCCCCACACGTCAACGGGGCCGAGATCCCCCGCAGCCGCCTTGGCGAGTAGTGCTGCCACAGGATCAACCGGCAGCGGCACGGCTGCTGCCACCGGGAGAGCTGCGAGCGTTTGGAGTAGTTCGCGGCGGTTCATGGCTCCTGCTGCTCCTGCAGTTCTGGCCCGTTCAGGATTGACGGCGCGTCCTCGCGGATCGCACGCGGTATGCACTCCGGGCAGTAGAGGACTGCTCGCACAATCGTCTCGTCAGGTACCGGCGACGAGACAGGTTTGCCACAGCCAAAGCAGATCAGGCGCATCGTGCTCTCCTTCCGAATGACCGTCTCTCCGATCTGCCCTCGACATTTCAGCAAAGCACGGGGGCCTGCGACGGGACAGGCTGTCGAGCGTGCCTGCCAGCAGTGAAGTCGGACGCTTCAACGTCCCTGCTGGCGCTGCCCTGTTGTCCCGAAGTCTCCGCCCCGCTCGGGACCACACGAGGAAGGATGCTGCTGCGAGCATGGCTGGATTCGCAGCAGCATCGGAGGTCAGTGCGTGCGTGGAGCTGTGGCCTGCTCACTGCGCAGCGGCAGCTCCGGCTGTACCTCGGCTCGTTGCAGGGCCTGGGCGAAGTTCTCCAGGTCCTTCTTCCAGCAGCCATATCGCTGCGCAATCTCTGCGAACTCTTCCAGGTCGTGCTTGCGCACGCGGAACACCTTGCGCCCGCGCTCGTCCTCCTGTGGCTCCAGCGTGTTCGGATCGAGCTTCACGGTGGCGTGACAGAGTTCGTGGTCCAGGAGGGCCCGACGCTGCATGTCCTCCACGGCAGGATTCGTCCAGAAGTCTCGCTGCAGCAGGATCACGAAGTCGTGCGTGGCCAGCTCTCGATCTAGGTCGCTGGCCTTCTTGCACTGACCCAGCGTCTGGCGGCCATCCACATCGGCCCGCCAGGAACTGCACCACGCCAGCATGATGCTGGCTCCAATCAGCTCGCGGTGATGTTCACTCACGAGCCGAGACAGGAGTTTGTATGCGGCGTTGTCCGGTGGCAGCAGCTCATACGCCACACGCTTCGGCTTCTTCGGTCGGCTGCTGCGTCGTCGGGCAGTCATCGTCGCCCGTACCCTTCAAACGCGCCGACGCCATAGCCATCCACGACCAGGGCTGCAGCCTCCGCTGTGCTGACGTGCAGGTCGTCAGGGAAATTCGTTTTGAATTCCGACTTGTCACCGGCATAGGCGTTGCCCTGCATCACGCCATCAGGCGCGAAGTATTCCCGCCAGTACTTGCCCCGCTTCTGATCCGTGCCGTTGTAATTCAGCGAGGTCCCGTAGTCGCCAATGTTCTGCACGATGTTGCCGACGAACTTGAATCCAGGCGTCCCGGTGTTCTTCCCTGGTGAATTGCCCTGAATGTAGACAGGCCCATCGGTCTGGATGGTGTTGTTCTCGATGACCAGCTCTCGCGGACCATTGCCGATCATCACGAACCAGCCATTGCCGCCGCAGTCCTTCCGGGAGATCTGAAACCAATTGTCACGCACCGTCAGCCGCGTGGAGGTCTGCGTCGGACGGTCGTCCTGATTTTGCCCGTGCCCGAGGATGTTGAAACCATTCGAGATGTTCTTCACTGTGTTGTGCTCGAAGAGATAATCCTCGACCGTGTTGTCAGGCTCATCGCCGTACTGCGACGGAGTGATCACGAGCGCATAGGCCTGTCCCGCAGGCCACATGTTGCTGATCTCGTTGTGATGGATGTTGATGCGCCGACCTGACTTGAATTCGATCAGGTTCTTCACGGTGTAGCTGGAGCCCTTCCACTCCATCGGCTTCGTGATGGTGCAACCACAGATCTCGATGTCGGATGGAATGCAGCCCTGGATGTTCGGCGCACTGCCACCGAACATGATGTTTTCGCCGGCTGCGGCAAGGTAGCAGTCCTCGATCAGGAACGGGCCTTCGCCATTCCAGCCGCCGATGCACTGCGTGTCTTGTCCTGCGCGGAAGATGTCTGCGATGTGTGAGCGCAGCACCTGCACGTCACGCCCCTGCGCGGCAATGCCCCGCTTCGCGCCGTCAGTCGGATGGCCCACGATGAGCACTTGCTCAAACGTGATGCGCGTCGGCTGCAGGTCCGCAGTGCTCTGGTCACTGTCACCTGCACCGACCTCGCAAATGTCGTTCAGGTTTTTTCCGCCAATGGACAGCAGCTCGATGCGCACATCGCAGGTCCCTGGATTGATTTTGAGTCCGTCTGGCAGCTTGGCGAAGGGGCCTGCTGTCTCCGGCGTGACTCGGCCTGTCACCTGCACGCCCTGGGTCCTCACCGTCACAGCATTGCGGATGACCGCCCGCCCGACATAGGAGGCACCAGACGCCAGCTCGATGACAGCACCGGCAGCAGCAGCATCGAGTGCAAGCTGCAAGCTCTCCCCTTCCGGCACGAACACGACATCGCCGCTCGGCGGTGGCTCAGGAGGCACAGAGCCCCCGTCTACCAGCTCTCGGGCTTCTGCATTCAGGCCGTTCAGGTCCTCAGCGAGTGATTCGTAGTCGGTGACGATTTGATCCCAGGTGCGTGGCATGTGTCCTCCGGCGTTACAGGAGCAGCGGCAGCGTGGTCGCTGTCGGTGCAGTCTCTTCAAGAGTGATCAGCGCGTGCGGTGGCTCAGGGTCCTGCGCATAGACCTTGCGGGCCTCCAGCGTTTCAACCTGGGCATCGTCGCGGTACAGCACGCCCGTCAGGGCATCGTTGACACAGCGCACGAGCTTATCCAAGTCGGGCATCTTCGTGTGATGTGTGATGCGTCGCGGCAGACTCTTCGGCCTGGGCAAAGCGAACGTGACTCGCAGCGTCACTGGCCCTGAGAAGAGTCCGTCGAGTGCGACCCGTTGTGCTGCATCCGCCACAGCATGCTGCCAGTCCTTCGTGCGTCGGTTGCCATGCGTGACCACAGGGAAGCGCATACCGGGACGCATGAAGGCATTCATGGAGCCCTTCGGGGCTGCGTTGCCGAATACCTGGAACGTCACCGTCCGCACTGGCCTCTCCGTGGCAGCTCCGGCAGTGGTCGCTCGATGATGTGCTCGACAGCTCGCATGGCTTTATGCATGCCGTCCTGGTCTGTCGGGTAGTCGAAGCCCAGGGCCAGCAGCCTGCACTTGATCGCCTCGCTCCAGGTCGAATTGTCCTGGGTCAGGTCCTCCGTCAGGGTGGCTCTGGCAATCACGCAGAGCTGCTTGAATCCGATGGGCTCTCGGGCCTGGGCAATGGCCGCCAGCCTCCTGCGTCCGTGGGCTTTTCTCTCCATGAAATGCCTTCCGGCGCGAAGCGACGGTAGATCTTAGAGTAGTTAGTCCTACGAGTACGGGAACGAGCCCCTGTGTACTCCCCAAGTCTGTACGTACTAAGTACTTTGATCTTTGATCTTTTAATAGCATTGCTACCGCATATGCTGAATCGATGCGGACGCATGCACCTTTAGAGTGCATAGGTCGTTCGCCCTCTGCGCGTTATACCATCAGATTTTCGGCCTGCTTCCGCATTGCTTCCGCATATGCTTCCGCATGCACTTTTGTAGTGCATAGGTCATCCGTTCTAGTGCGGTAGATCCGCCTTCGCTATGGTGCCCTTCGGCAGGACCCAAACCGTCTGCAGGATGTCCGCTGAGCTGATGCCACGCGAGCGCAACAGCTCGACGGCTTGTCCAGGTCCCAGGCCCGTGATGTCGATCTGCTCACCGCTGACCAGATGCACCGTTACGCGGGGGCTGCCAGTGACTCTCGCGGTATGAATCGAGCGATGGAAGTCCTCAGGATTCATGTCGAGATCTCCTTCTCAAGCTGAGCGCACCAGCCGTGGCAGACGGTGTGCCCGAAGCCGTCCAGCCGGTGATAGTAGAAGGGCGTGCCCTTCACGTTGACCAGTACTTCGATGTCCGCGCTGCCGTCCTCACGCAGGCGGACCTGCTTCTCTCCAGGCCAGATCAGATCGGCCCGCTCCTGGGCTTCATCCTGTGTCACGAGGCCTCCCGATAGATCAGCGAGCGCCACACGCGCAGGGGCTTCCGATGGTGTGCAGGCCGCTGCGATTCGCGCCGTTCATCAGTCAGCAGGATCACGCCGTCGCGGGCCAGTGAGCGGAACACGCCACCGAGGGCTGAAGGATTCCACTCGCGCATCACATCGCGGCCCATCTCGGACCACACGTCATCGCTGGTCAGTGTGTCTTGTCGCTGAGCGACTGCAGTGACTGCCTGTCGTGCCTGCTCGCTGATGTCTGTCGGCGCATGCTCAGTGCTGCGGGCGACCGCTTGCTCTGTCACGCGATGCGCCCGCGCTGCATCCAGGACCGGACAGATCACGCAGGCGGGATCGGTGCAGGCTGTGTGCTCGCGGGCCTCCAGTGCGCCCTGACGCCCGTCGCACTGCAGCCAGTGATCAGGGCCTGTCAGGACTCCACCGCAGAACAGACACCGCCCTTGCGGATTCATTTCCAGCGAGCCTCGGCAGCACGCTTCGCCTGCGCACTGCGGTCCTTCACTTCTTCCCAGACCTTGCGACACCGCAAATTGACCCAGCCGCCTGCCCGCTCCACGAAGCAGCGTTCCAGGACAGGCCGCCCGACTTTGGCCCAGCGAGCTCCGAGCCGGGACCAGCGAGCAAGCGTGGCGTCATCCTTCGGCAGGTATCCATCCTTCGAGCGCCACTGCCGCAGCAGCAGATTCAAGTACACGCCCTGTTGCTCCACTGTGAAGGACTCCACCGCATCGGATGACAGCCAGTCGTCCACGTAGAACGGCATGAAGGGATAACGACTGCGCCCGATGTCGTCCGCTGATGGCATACTCACCGCCGAACAGGCACCTGCCTGGAAAAGAACACGATCCCCGGAACCTTCACTGTGCCCTTCGAGCGTTTGGCGAAGGCTGTCAGGGCTCCGTCGTTGAAGTCCACGAATTGCACGAAGTCTGCACGCACCAGCATGGACAGAGCCCGCCGCCGATTGGCGGGCGTGTCGCCACCGACAGGGCTCCAGCTCCACTCTTCACGAAACGTGAGCCCGACATCCGGCAGTGAGGACGGCTGCGTGATCGGCACTGCGTCCACAGGATCAGAGCGCAGGGCTTCTGCCATCTCGTGCTGTCCCTGGGCGTCGAGCAGGTTCGCTTCAGCTTCCTGGTCTTGCTGTCGTCGCTGCTGATCACGCTCAGCCTCTTCCCGCTCGCGGGCTCTGCGCTCGGCCACTTCTCGATCCTTGAAGTCGCCCAGGAGCTGCCGACAGCGGCCCTTCAGCTTCTGCGGGCCATCCAGGAAGAGGGCAGAGATCGCACAGGCCTCACGCCATGCGCGATGCACCGTCTGCGTGTGCTGCTTGAATACCGGTTCGACGCGGGACAGGAAGCGGCCTGCCTGGGCCTCGATCTCTGCGACCTCGGTGTACTGGTCAGGCGTGGTGATGACATCCGGCAGCACGCTGGCTCTGATCAGCGCATCGCGTTCTGCCTCCAGCTCGCGGCGTGATGGTGGCTCAAGCAGCACGACTGCCTGTCGGACATCCTTCGTCGTTTCCATTAGTTCCTCGGCTGCTGCTGTGCGTGCAGTGTTGCGGTGTAGCTCTCCAGCTCACGCCCGATGCTGCCGATTAGTTGTTCGCCCACGTCCTCACTGACAGAGGGCTGACCGATCAGCAGGACGGAGGTATAGAGGACCAGTGCCCCGGCATAGAAGGCCCGCTGCATGTCGTCCAGTTGTGCAGGCGTGGCTCCTGGCGGGATCGTCAGCTCACGAAACTTGTCCCAGGCATCCTGAACAATGTTGTCAGTCGGTGTCATCGTGGTCGCCTCTCCAGGATTGCGAGCCCTTTGCCTGTGGTCCCGCAGCGTCTCCAGCCTGCACGTCGAAAACAATATCCAGGTATGTCTGACCTGATCCCTGTCGGGTCGATATAGGTGTAGTGCCTGCGATGAGGCCAGCACGCATCAGCAATTGCATCCGCCTGACGTATAAGGTCCGAGCTGCGGCACGTTCCTTCGTTCCTGAACGCGGCGCAGTTGACGCCCTCTTGTGCCTGCCCTGTCCGCGCATCGAGGCACTGGTCTGCGAACAGTCGCCAGACGAAGAAGGCTCGCCCGTCTGCGGTGCGCAGCACGAGCTTGTCTCCAGGTCCGACGAACAGTCGGCGCGTGCGGCCATCGCGGTAGCGATATGCGGAGTAGTGCCGTTCATACAGATCCAGGCATGCTCTGTCGCCATCCTTCGTCAGCCACCAGTGCGCACTTCTGCTCACTTCTGCGGCGTGTCCTCCAGCCAATGCCCTTCGGACTCCAGGCCATCGCGGTCCACATCCATCCGCCGCAGCCATGCATGATGTTCGCGCAGTGTCTCCAGCACCGCGAGCGTGGCGGCCTTGCGCGTGCGTTGCTTGCGCACGGCATCCACGATGAGGCCTGCCAGTTCGATGGTCGTCAGGTTCATCACAGCCACCAGAAGCGAACCCACCAGCACCAGCCGTAGAGCGTGCGCGGGCGCAGTCCTAGCGCGATGCGCTGCCGTTCTAACTTGCGCTTGTCAACGTACACGCTGCCCTCCTGCGGTCGTCAGGTGTCATGCGGCATGCCTCCGTCCGTTGCGTTTGTAGTTCGCCACCGTCAGCGCGGCATAGAAGGTCGGCAGATCTCGTGGGTCGTCGTACAGTTCGGGCCGACCAGGAGCCCCGTCGGCAAACAGCTTCACGGCGCGGCGTCGAATGCGCCCGGAGTACGGCGTCGGCAATGTTGGCAGCAGGCACTCGCGCAGCCCTTCTTCGTAGGCTGCAAGCTGCAGCGGTGCGGCCACATCGGAAGGCTGGCCCGTTTTCCAGTCATCGATACTCATGGTCCCGTCCGCATCCCAGCCCACGTAATCCATGGTCCCGGCGAACATCTTCTTCACATGCCAGAAGCGGTACTCGACGGCGATGGCTTTGCCCTGCTCATCCCGCAGGGGCTTCTTCTTCAGTTCGTCCAGGTAATAGAGGGCTGAGTCCACATAGCCCCGGAAGGATTCGTGGCAGTCGTCCAGGTCATAGTCGCCTTCGAGCAGATAGTGCAGGACCTGATGCACGTATGTCCCGCGCTCCTGGGCCGCCTGCAGCGTGAGCGGGGGCACATGTGAGAAGTCGATCAGCCCTGCATCGGTCAGTGCCTGCGTGACGCTGGTCAGGGCCACGCCATCGGTCTTGTACAGATGCTGCTCGGCGTCGAAGGTGTTGTGGCGAACGCGGTGCGTCACGATCTCATCCCGGAGCCAGCGACGGCGGTTGCTGGTCATCGTCCTACATCGCAGCCAGGGACTCGATGATCTTGCACTTCGATCCGTCCGGGCGTTCGCCTTGACTCCAGGTCACGCGGAACAATTGCCCAGTGCCCTCAGCACTGGAGGCCAGCTCGTAGAGGGCCTTGTCTGTTGTGCGGTACGGATAGCCGACCGGTGCTGTGCCTTCACGCTGCACGCGACCGATGATCTCGTAGAAGGCATCTTCGCCCTTCGGCGTTTGATAATTCGTGTCGATGATCGCAACATCTTCATGCGTGCCACTGATGCCCGATGATGGTGTTCTGCCAGAGTCCGCATGCGCTCTGCTCTGGGGGCGAGCGGGAGCGGGCGTGCCACTGGTCGCAGCGGCGGATGTGCGCTCCCGTTTCGCAGGAGCAGGCGCAGCAGGCTCTGGCAGTTCGTTCTCCAGGAAGTCTGGAGGGGCGGTGCGTAGACTGGCCGCAGCACGATCAGCAGCATGCTGGGCCTCGATGGTCGGATTCGTGGCGGGCGGTCTGTCCACCGGCAGCAGGTCCTCGTCGTCCTGGTCCTGCACGTCCTCGATCTCCGGCTGCTCCTGCACTGACTTGAGGCTGCGACGCACAGGCGGGGGCGGGGCTGCGGCGGCGGGCTCGGGCTCCAGCTCCACACGACTGTCATACGTTTGCATTTCCTCTGCTGTGGGCAGGCCGCCGATCTCTTCGGGGAAGGCTTCGCGCAGGCCTGCCGCCTCTGTGCATTTCGTCAGCATCTGAACCGGCGCACGGGACCAGCGGTCGTTGACCTTTTCCGTTTTCTCGTTGCGATCCGTGAACGTGGCCACGACTTCGCTGAAGAGCACACGCACCGGAAATTCGACACGCTCTCGGGCCTCACGACTCCAGCGAATGACAATCAGCTCGCACCATTCCGGCGCACGCACGCCGAGGAAGGTTGTCAGCGGGCCATAGGTCGGCTTCGTGTGTCCCAGGTACAGGCCTGTGCGATGCGCGGTGATCCGGTACTCGTAGATCCCCGGCAGGATCTGATCACGCCAGACCCAATCGTTGCCGACCTTCACGCGCATCGGCACGATGTGGCAGGGCTTCTTGAATGGGTCCAGGTGTCGGGCTTTGCAGTAGTCGTAGACCAGCAGGATCGTGTCAGGCTTTGCACCTGGGAAGAGCGCAAAGAGCGCACGCCATTGCGAGATATTCATCCCGCGCTGCGCCACGGCTTCCGGCACGCCGCCGCTGCTGCGCTGCAGTGCCTGCGGTGGCTCCTGGTCGAGAACTTCAGTCGGCATGATCGTCCTTCCCTGAGTAGTACTGACGGTGATGGAGGCAGAGCCCGAGCGAGGCCAGCCGTTGCTGCTCCTGCTGTGTGCGGTTCCGGCGCACCATGGTGAGCAGCCACGAAATGGCGCGGGCTACGACGCTCGCCGCCGACCGAAGAAGCGAACGGGCCGAGTCCATTGGCCCTCCAGGTATCGATCTATCGGTTCAGCTTTGTAGCGGGGACTGTGCCCGATGCGCGGGAGCAGTTCTTCCAGGAAGGGCAACGCGCCGCGACTGCGCAGCCGCGTGAACGTGCGCCGGGGCAGCTCCAGCAGCACGAGGACCTGCTTCAGCGTGTAGCAGCGAGGCTGAGTCTTGATCGGGGTCGGCGGCATGGCGTGCATTACTCCACGCCCAGGAGAAAAGCGAGCGAGAAGCCCGTCACCTTTTGAATGCGGGCGGCGAGAGCAGGTGTCGGCCTGCGTTCACCTGTCTCGATGCGGCAGTACTCGACCTGTGAGATCTCGAAGAGTTCCGCCATCTTCTGCTGTGACAGCTTCCGCTCTTCACGGAACTCTGTCAGCAACAGCGGGAGGCCTGCAGTGCGCCGACGCCGCCGATTGGGTTTGGTCGGCAACGTGCGCCGCTCCTTCCGAGTCGTCACAGGTGAAACATGCCGGTAGCAAGATCGTCGCCTGCCCTGGGCCTGCAAGCGGCGGCATAGCTCCCAGCCCTGCGGGTAAACGGCTGACCTTCAATCAGTATCGGCGCATCCACCAGCAAGGCTGCGAAAAGTATGACGGGCGGGTATCATGCGTCAAGACATTGCAAAATCGTTCGGAAAACTGGCCTATCACGTCTCCACAAATTGCGCTAGACGCTCATACCAAACTGGTATAACATCCTGCCGATCAGGGGGCGGACATGAAGAACTACAACGCACTAATTCGAGGGCGGTTACGACACGCGACGGATGAATCTGGATTGACGCAGCGGGAACTTGGCCGCCGACTGGCACACATCACACACGAGAAGTGGCCGCAATCACGGGTCTGGAAGCTGCTATGTGGCCGAATGGGAATGCAGGTCGGTACGGTGGCTGCCGTCGCGCAGGCTCTGGGCCTGAGCATCGTGGAGCTAATCGCTGATCCGGCAGCTCGTCCGCGCATCCTGGACCTGACCGCCGAAGAAGAACGCCTCGTGCGCGAACTGCGCAAGCGCACAGAACTCTCGCACGCGCTGCTGCTCTGCATGTCAGAGCACAGCATCGTGCCGAGCCCACGTCGGAAACAGAAGCCACTGAAGAGGACTGCCTGATGTACACACCAGACCGAAAGATCTTCGGCCAGACATTCATTCGGGACTTCACCGAGCATCCCGTGCTGCGCATTGGCAGTGACACCTGGACCCGCGCCGACCTGCAGCGAGCGGGCGTGTTCCAGATGCGGGCCTGCAGCATTCTCTCGGGCATGGCGAAGGACCTGGGGGCGAAGAGCCTGAAGCATTTCCACGCCTCGACCTCGCCGTACTCCTTTGCAGACTTCAAGGCGGGCGTGCACACGCTGTATGTGCTCTTCGCTGTGTTCCAGGATCGCGGCCTCAGCGTGGCGGGCTGGTACGCGGCAGGAGAGAAGAAGGCAGTCGTGACCTTCCTGGCGTTGAAGCAGCGCGAGCTGAAGGCCCGCGCCAGAGAGCGTGAGGACACAGCCCGACGCAAGCGCAGCAGGATGCGGCGGAGTCACGAATCCCAGGTTGCTCAACACATGGGGGCGCACTGATGCCGAAGCCAGTCAACTATCGCACCGTCATCGCAGACCTGAACAAACGGATCGCCAAGGGCACCTTGGAGCTGCAGAAGCTGCGGCGATTCAAACAGACCTGTCAGGCAATGCTGGCACGCGAGGCCCGCCGCGACGAACCTGCACCACTGCCCCGGCGACGACGACGACGCCCAGGGCCGAGGCCTGGGACACCGACCGGCGATGCCAACGTGCGAGCAGTCCTCAAGAAGCGTCCGTGGTTCTCACACCTGCTGCGGTCCTGGCGTCAGGCGAACAGCCTGACGCAGGAGAGCGCCTGCAGGATGCTGCAGGTCAATTCCATTCGCATGAGCCTGTACGAAACGGGCCGCGAGATCCCGAAGCCCGATGTGCTGATGCGGATGGCGGTGGCACTGGAGCTGCCGGAGTCGTTCCTGCTGTCCCTGGTAGCCGACCGCCATCACTACTACACCGAGCCCCAATGGATTCGAGAGTTCAAGGGCTGGGCGCATCAGAAGCAGGAAGCAGAACGGCGCGGGCTGCAGCTCCCGCACTTCACTGATGAAGATCGGACCTATGGGGCGGCAATGGCGAAGGCTGCAGCAAAGCAGGAGGGCAGACCTGAACCGCTCGACATCGTGGAGGACCGGAGCCCAGAGCAGCAGGCCGAGGACGGGGACAGCGAGCCCAGTCGTGACACGACGAGCGATGCAGCAATGCGGGCTATGACCGAAGGGAATTTCAAGTGAAGGGGCCGCACTAGTGGCGTGGCTCCTGACCACTGACGGGGCCGCAGTGGAGATCTATCCGAAGAACGGTCGCACATCCTTCACGCTGCAGGAGCTGCAGCACTACGTCGGCGGCTACATCGAAGCGGTCTACATGCAGGACGGGCGTGTGCTCATCGTGAATGAAGAGGGCAAGCTGCACGGGCTGGCCTTCAACTATCGGGCAACAGCTCACGCCGCGAACGTGCTGGTCAACGATCACATCGTGGGAAATGCAGTCCTCTGCACAATGGAAGAAGCGGGCGGCGACGGCAGCGAAGATGAGGAAGAAGAAGAGGACAACGAGCCCGCATGAGGACCCGAATGATCGCTGCACAGGAGGACTGATGCCACTCGGCCCAGGAAAGTACGACAGGCTCTGCACACTGGTCCGCGAGCGGGCCCACGCCAACGGCGCATGCGTGATCGTGTTGGAAGGTGCCGACGGCAATGGCTTCTCGGTGCAGGCTCCACTGGACCTGCATCTATACCTGTCAGCCAAGCTGCGGGAAGTGGCCGACGAGATCGACCGCTCCTTCGGCTTGTCACCAGAGCGGGCTTCGTGAGTGGAGCGCCCGCGTATAAGCAGTGACCTCTCCAGGCTGTTGGCGAGACACCTGCGCAGGGGGCTCAGGTGCCATCGAGCAGCAGCCACTGACGATGCGCAAAGGACGCATCACGACAATGGCGAAACGGAACAAAGACATCTTGCAGGAGCTGCGAGATCAGATCACAGAGCTGGAGGTCGTCTATCGCTGGCACCAGAGACGCGAGGCCGAACACAGTGCCAGGAGCAACGGCCACGGGCGTGCCATCAGTGCCGCACAGGTTGCGCATGCGATGCTCGATGCGAACACGGCACAGCGGAAGAAGAAGCCAGGGCCACAGCCTGGAAGCGGCGGCAGGCCGAAGAAGAGACAGCGCGGCAAGGATGGCGAGCTTCCAGACGTGACAGTCCCGGCAGGCATGCCGCCGCTCGATGACATCACAGACCCACGCGAGGCCATCGTGCTAACACTGAAGGCCCTGAAGAAGCCGACCGACACACCAACGCTCACAGCGACGATGTTGGCGGCTGGATGGAAGCGGCCTGCCACCTTGCGCCAGCCGGTGATGCGCTTCATCGGTGTCCAGGCTTCGATGATGGTGCGCATGAAGAAGGACATCAGGAAGAAGGCGGATCACTGGTCGCTGCGGTGAAGCCAGAGCGCATCACAATCGATCCCCAGACGTGTGCAGGACAGCCCTGCATCCGTGGCCTGAGGATTCGTGTGCAGGACATTCTCGATCTGCTGGCAGCCGGTGCCAGCCAGGAAGAGATCCTGCAGGACTTCCCTCTCCTGGAGGCGCAAGACATCAGCGCAGCAATCGCCTTCAGTCACCGATAGCACTTTTGCCCTGAATCCGGCGAGATCCCTAATGATCTCGCCGGGTTTTGCCCTGTCAAAAGCATATGCTTTGAGGTATCATATGCATTCGGTCGGTTCGGGGGCAGGGGCAAGTCAGCCCCGCCCATTTTGAAGGGCAAAGACAGTGCAGAAGAACATGACAGAGCAGGAGCAAGTGCAGTTTGCTGTGGCCGCTGCGATTGAAGCATTCGGCGAGACGTTTGGTCTGTGGGGCTTCCCTGGTGACACGTTCAGGATCAGTCCGGTGGCATCCAAGCACTTCATGAGCGAAGGCGAAGTGCAGATCGTTGTGGAAGTGTTGCGCGGAATCCAATGGCTGGACATGGGCCGTGATACAGCGGCAGGCATCAGCCGCGAAGTCGTGGCCCTGGAAGGCGGCAAGCGATGAAGAAGAACACAGCAGAAGCGGATGCCAGGATCGTGGCGCTCCTGGGTCCAGAGTTCACTGAGTTTCAAAAGCTCGCCCTGCTCGTGAAGGAGCAGCCAGCGACACGCCCCTGGGCATCAGCACAGATGGCGAAGCTGCTGGAGGCCATGCCACCAGCGCAGCGGCTGGCACTCCGGCAGGCCCTGCGTGATGCCGGGGCCATGAAGGGCGGCAAGCGATGAACCGCGAAGCCTTGCAAGCTCTCCTGTCGGATGGCGACGGCGACAGTGATGTCCCGGTGACAGTGACAGTCACGATCAGCCGCCGTGACTTTGATGATCTCCTGCAGCACCTGCTGCGTGAGGACCGCATGGGTCGTCCCCTGGTGGCTGTGCAGGATCTCCTGCACGTCAATCTGTAATTCAGCATTCATTCAAACCAATCATGAAGAAAACTACAAAGACAAGTGCTGCGGTTCTCGCGGAGTCGTTGCGGAAGTGTACTGGTGCTGTGGCTGTCACTGTGACTGATGGAGCAGAGACGGCCACTGCAGTGAAGCTGAAGCCCACGATGCGCAGCCTAGCCATCAGTGACTGCCTCAAGGGTCTACTGCTGGCAGGTGATGACGACATGACCGCCATCGGCAAAGTGATCTGCATCGGGGCTCCTGCTGTCGAAGTGCTGCTCGCCCTCCAGGAATTGCGAGGCGGCAAGTGACTATTCACAGCATCAAGGCCGCGAAGATCGCAAAGCTGAATGACCTTGCCCGCACCGCGATGGGCGTGGCCTCCCGGCTGATTCAGACTCAGGGCATCTGTGCCCTGAGTCCTGAGCTGCAGTCACGCATCCGTGAGCAGGTTGAAACCTTCAACACCTTCACACCTGGAAATGATCCCTACGGCGAGCGCGACATGGGCTTCTTCGAGATCGAAGGCAATCGCGTGATGTGGAAGATCGACTATTACGACCGCGCTGTCCAGTACGGCAGTGAGGACCCATCTGATCCTGCACAGACCACTCGTGTGCTCACCATCATGCTGGCGCAGGAGTACTGACACATGGCGCAGCATTCAACGCTCACATGCTGGCTGAACGTGGCCACAGATCGCACGCACGCAGCAACGTCCTTCATGCCGCGCACGCTCTGCGGCCTGCCGATTGACCTGGACTGGCAGCGGCAAGAGGTCCGGGACGTGGACGAGTCTGCAGTGGAGTGCAAGCAGTGCCGCCGAGCCCTCACTGCCCTGGCGAAGGATGGTGTTCGATGAGTGCGAAGAAGATCAGCGTGCCGCTCTATCTGGCCGTGACCTATTCAGCCGTGCTGCCTAACGGCACGGTCTGGCGTGATCGAGCTGTCTGGTATAGCCACCAGCACAAGACTGCAGGCGGAGCCGCACGGCATGTCGAGCGATGGATTCACCGTGAGTCCTTCTCGCAGCATCGCATCGATTCGGCTGTTGTGATCCACGACGTCGCTGAACTGACGAAGGATGGATGGCACGAGGCAGTGTCTCTGCACGATCACGAGGCACTGCGGCAACTGGAGGCGGAGCAGAATGCGCTCGTGTCGCGGGCCCAGATGCGGGATGTGAAGGTGAAACAGTGAAGCGTGGATACTCGCGTGACTTTACGCCGCACAAGGGCACAGGACGGCGCTATCTCCTGGATCACATCCCTGCGGGGCTGTGGTCCCAGGTGCGCCTGAAGGCAAAGCGAGAGGGCATCAGCATTCGTGCCCTCATTCTCAAGCTGCTGACGGAATGGCTGGACGACGAAGGAGGCAGGTAGATCATGGCTCAGGGAAAACGGAAGAAGCTGCAGAAGGGAATGCAGTACGTGAAGGACGCCAGCGGCAAGGTCACAGGTATTCGGACCTTCGTGCGCTTCTCTCCAACAGAGTGCCCGTCGAAGCGATGGCCGCTCACAGCTCTGGAGAGTGAACTGGAGCAATGGCTGCGGGACACCAGAGCCCAGCGCCCAGAGCGGACACAGCTCCGCAGCGGCACCTTCGCTGCTGATGTGCAGGAGTACCTGCAGCGCATCGCTGCTGTCACTTCGATCCAGCAAAAGACCCGCGAGCTTGAATGGTGGGTCCGAAAGCTGGATGGCAATAGTCGGTCACGGCACACCATCAAGACGAGCGAGATCGAGATTCTGCTGCAGGCGCGGGCGAAGGACCTGCATCGGCACGACGCCACGCGGCGGATCAAACCGGCAGCAGTCCTCTACACACTGCATGCGCTGCAGGGCTTCTTCACCACGATGAACGGCAAGGGCGGTCTGAATCCTGCGCGGGCTGTGACAAAGAAGCCCAGGCCGCCGAAGCCTGCGGACCGTGAGATCCCCTACGCCAAGATCCAGGAGATCATCGGGCGCATGCAGACCTTCCGCAACGCGAAGGGCAAGCCGCCTTCATTGGCCCGCCCGCGAGTCAAGGTGCTGGCAGAGACAACGCTCACACCTGACGAACTCTGCAACCTGCGGCCTGACTGGATCAATTGGGATGTGCCCAGCGTGACGGTCCCGCCCAGGCTGAAGGGCGAAGGCGTAGAGGCCCGCGAGAAGCCGCTCACGCCTGAAGGTGTCCAGGCCCTGCAGGAGCTGCAGGTCCTGACGCCGCAGTTTGGCACCTTCAATAAAAGCAAGCTGAATGAAGTGTTCGTGAATGCTGCTGCTCGCTGCGGTGTCAAGACGACGCTGTATGCCCTGAAGCACTCCATCCTGACCAGGGTCTATCGTGAGACGGAGAGTGATGCGACCACGAACCACGTCGGCGGGCATGCTGAGAACTCCAGGATCGCCTTCCGCTATCGCCTGGGGGCTCAGAAGGAAGTCAGCCGGAGGGCAATGGAAAAGGTCAGCGCAGCCCAGGCTGCCATCCGTGCCCAGGTGCAGAAGGAGCAGCGGCAGCAGCGGCTAAAGCTGGTGACTTCCAAGGCCCAAAAGTCACCAGCAAAAGTCACCAGCATCGGCAAAGTGTTGAAACGAAAGGCACTAAGTCAGGCTGGATAAACAGTGATGTGAACTACACCCGCAGCGCAGAATCTGCGGTTTGACGCTGTAAACATTGGCGTAAATGGCCTGTTTCCTTCCAAGGGGCAGGCCATTTTACTGTACGGTTGAATAACGGAATTAGGCCACAAAGGGCCACATGCGGCCACTGGTGACACGCAAAAGTCACCACGCAAGTCACCAGCCAGGGCCTGTCGTTGCTGGGTCATTTCACTGCTTATCGGCAGGAGCTTCCCGAAAAGTCACCACGAGCCCCAGGAGCTGCCAGCCTGCCAGCCTGGGCAAACCCTGAGCGGACCTGGAAAAGCGTCCCAGGCACGCAGCCAGCCCGCCCGCCCAGGCTCCTGCTGCAGTTCTTCACAGACGCGGGACAGGCACGTCCCCGTAGATGCCGAAGGCCCGCGCCAGAATCAGCACGACCATCAGCACGACCACGACCCAGACGATGTTATCGATGATCGGCGGATGCCCAGGGGCCAGCCTGCCCAGAATCCAGATCGCCAGCCAGCCGATGAGCACAACGATCACGATGTAGATGAAGAGTCCGATCATGGAGTCCTTCCCTTCTTCAGGTCCCCGGCGGTGCGGTGCGGGCAGTGTTCCGGCGCAGGTCCCCGATCTTCTGGGTCACGAGCAGCAGGCGAATGACGGCCCCGCCATAGAACAACGCTTGCGCAAGTTTGGGATGGTCAGGCTGAATCCATTCACGCACGGCAACAGCGAAGGCCCCATCCACCAGCAGGCCGACCGCCGTGCCCTTCTTCGGTGCGTTGATAGTCGTGAAGCCCGCCGTGGACGGGCCGCACTGAAACTCAAAGCACACCGCCGTCACCGACCAGTCAGCACTCGCCGACGCGACAAAGACCCAGAGCGCCGTATCATCACGCGCAGGTCCTGCCGCGTCGTCATGATAGGGCGGTGCCTGCGCCAGCGTGTAGAGTGGCGGCTCGCGCAACACGTCGCGGAGCGTCTGGGCATCAGTGCCACTGGCGCAGGCGAGCATGAGGGCCACGAAGAAGCCGCGCATAGCTACGGCCTAACGTGCTGCCGCCACAGATGCCGATGCTCGCGTGGCGGCTGCTCTTCTTCCCTGCCTGCCAGGGCCGCAGGCTTCTCGACCCACTCTGATCCGTTCCACGACATGGGCTTTGCGTCCGCAGTCAGGAACTCCCATGCGACAGGCCACGGTGACATTGGCGTGATGAACACGCCCGACGCAGGCCGCATGGCAGTCAGTTCCGCTGCTGTCGGCAGCGGGGCTTCTGGTGGCAAGTAGTACGCCGACACGTCACCGATGATGGCCCTGATCTCGTCAGGTGCTGGTGCAGGCACAGAGCCCTCGCCCAGGACCCACAGGCTGCCATTCCAGAACACACGATCCCCGTTGGCGCATTCCAGGTAGGAGCCTTCGACCCACGGAGCAGGAAGCCCGTCTGCGTTGGTCGGCAGAACGTGCATGCGATTCAGTGTCACGAGATCAGGCGGGACCCATCCGGCTGGCGAGAAGATCGTTGCTGCCCCGCCAGGAACTTCGACCGGTGAATAGGCCGTCATTTGTCCTGCGATGAAGGTTGTCGCACCGAGCTGGCCCGTGTAGTAGTCGGAGGCAACGATGTAGTCCCCGAGCGGCCAGTCCGCAGGCACCGGGACCAGCGCATCGAAGCCTTCCTGCGTTGTGGGGAAGGATGCGCCAGCGGGCTCTAGTCGCCCCGGTCGGCCTGCGATAGCGTGCGTCGCTTCTGACGTGCCCACATTCAGCACGATGCCGTCGCCGTACTCAGTGATCATCATGGCCCCTTGCTACCGCTTGAAGAGGATTCCGTCCGCATCGATGGCGGTCCATCCCTGCTGCGGACATGTGGTCGTCGTCGGGCGCACGCGGACCATGCAATTGCCGACGATGTAGGTCCGGCTGCCACGCGCATCGTCGTCTGTCTCGCCACCTTCATCGATGGTGGAGTACGGACCGTTCGGCGCATCAGCAGCGAAGGCGGTCAGGCCTTCGAGCAGTGCCTTGGCGCACTCGGTATCTTCAGCCGTCGGCAGGTTGCCGTACTTGCTGCCATCGAAGTGAAACGTGGCCCCAGCTCCCAGCACGGCGCATGCGCCGCCGTAGGCTCTGAAGTCCTGCACCTTCGGACACCAATTCGACTGCGCCTGATCCGGGCGGATCGGTTCGTCCGCGACCCAGGGCGCTTTGCATGCGGGCTCTGTTTTGTAGTGAGGCCCGCCGCCGCCGTAGTGCTCCATCAGATCGTGCGCCTTGCGACTCCAGTTGTCATCGCGTGGCGTGTGCGCCGTGCCGAAGGTCCCAAACCACTGCGCGTTATCTTCGTAGTTCCCGCTGGAGTACAGCAGGCCACTGGCATCGCAGGCGGCACGCAGGGCCTGTGTGTCGATGCTCTTATTTGTCTTTGGTTCGTTGCCGATCTCGATCAGCAGGTTCGTCTGGTCCGCGAGGCTTTGCACCAGCTCCTTCGCGTACGGGATGCGGGCGCTGTTGTCATCCGTCAGCAGCGTTAGCTCCACATACCAGCCCTGTGCCCCGACGTGTGCTAGGAACGCCTTCCACTGTGCAACGCTGCAGGACTCCCAGCCGGTACCCTCCCAGGGCACGTAATCCCAGACCCGCAGCAGGTTGTACTTCGGGAATGCATCGAGGTACGGCTGAATGTCTTTGCCGTCGGTGTAGTCGCGGCAGGCACGAAACGCACTGACGCCCATCCACCGCCACGCTGCACCATTGGCCTCATGGAACACACGCCCGCCTGCAGCCGTGATGCGACCGGACAGTGGAGGCCTGCCGCCTGTGGCTTTGCCAGGGACGAAGGACTCCCAGCCACCGCACGCGCCTTGATCGGCAGCGACAGTGCCATCATCGTGCGCCGACAGGAGCAGGCCCGCCCACGACTTGAAGGACACCGTATCGACCTCTTCGCCCTTCTGCGGTGTCCACTTTTCCCACGAGTCTTTGCCCTCGCCCACAGCATCGCGGTCGGCCTTCACGCGATGGTCACTTTCCGCCGCGCAGAACTTGCCGTTCGCCTTCAGGCCATAGGTGCCGTCGCCCAGGTCCAGCAGCTCGAAGGTCGCAGGCGTGGTGCTCTGCGTCAGGAACTTGTCAGGACCAACGCCGAGGAACTTGCTCACATCGTGACGCTTCAGCGTGAACTTGGATTCCGTGGGCGGCTTCGGGGGCTCTGGCGGAATGATGTCCGGTGGATCTGGTGGCGTGACCTGCGAGCAAGGCTTCACGGTGCGTGCCGCGCCAGTCGTGGCACTGCCTGCCTTGTTCGTGATCTGGGCCTTCATCGAGCCGCCCTCGACCCAGACACGCACGCTGATCTGCTGCTCGGGATTGCCATCGTCGTGGAAGCGGAACTCCTTCCCGTCGTCCACTTGATCGAGCGTCCAATTGTCAACGGTCACGATAGGAGGCTTCATGTCGTCCTCGGGCTCTGGTGGCTCTGGTGGCTTCGGCTCTGGCTCTGGTGGAATGGGGGCAACGCCGGTCGTCGGGTAGTACGTGCGCAGGTCTGTGCGTGGAGCTGCAAGATCGACCGTCCAGCGTTGGAGCTCGCCGCTGTTGCTGGTGGAGACGATGACCAGCTCACTGCCGATCCAGCGTGCGTGATGAAATTGCGCCACGCCCGGAAGGACGTAGCCATAGACCTCGCCCCAGGGATAGACGATGAGGCCTGCATGCGTGCCGGTAACGAGCCAGAGCCCCTGCGGTGTGCGGACCGGCACGCCCTGGAACAGCAGCTCGGTATCGGCCAGCGGTGACAGGTTGCTGATGCCATGTTCGGGCGACCAGCCGTACAGCCGCCGCACCGCCTCATACTCGCCCCAGGCCACAGCCTGCTCGCCTGCCATCATTTCGGTGGCGACGGCTGTACGGACTGCCGCGCCACCGATGACAATCTGTTTTGTGTTGGCCTGATAGGGCGTGAGGTAGTACAGCGCACCGGTCGCCTGATCGACTGCGCCAGGACCTGCAGCCGGATCGATAGTGACGGCATCGTAGATCAGGCCCTCGGCGTTGCTCCAGCCGCACCAGTGTCCTGCACCCGCATCGATGCCGCTGGTGTTGCCCACTCGTGGATTGAAGCTGCCCAGGTTCGCCGCCAGCACTTTGCCAGTGCGATCAACGACCACGGTCCCGTCAGGCCGCCCGCCCACGAGGACCTGTGCGTCTGTGATCCACTGCGGCGAATGGCCAGGGCCGATGTCGGAGTCCAGGGCATCCAGGGACCGCAGCGTGACCACACCGTTGCCGCCGATGATGTCTCCGACGCTGTTCAGGCGCGGGTACCAGAAGGACATTTAGACACCTGTGCCGAGTAGCTGCTTGATCCAGGTTGATGCCTTCAGCAGTGCAGCGATCTGCGGCAGGTCCCCGACGAAGAATCCTTTGATCGCGTTGATCTCCGGCTGCGTCAGTCCCATCTGGATCAGGTCAGGATCGGGCCACGATTCCAATTGCACGCGGAAGTCCTCGCCGTCCTGCACAGCATTCCGAATCATCGTTGCGACCCGTCCTGCAGTGCCCTTGATGTCGTCTAACGTGACGGGCCGCCCTGCATTTACGATTGCCATTCATGCCCCCTGTTCGTGTTACGTCAGTCCACCGATGCGCGTGACCTGCAGACAGTTCGTCGTGTCTTTGTGATAGCCCCCCGCCCACAGGTTGCCGCCTGCGCTTTGATAGGCCGCGAGTTGGATGAACTGATTCGCCTGAAGGTAATAGATCGCTGAAATGTTGATCACGGAATAGGTCGCGCCAGTGGCGGGCTGGAGTATCTGCTGCCCCGCCAGACCATAGGGCGGTGCGCCATCAACATAGAACGACAGCCCGCGCACGCCCGCCGCATTGATCTCGAAGGTCACGTTCCCTTCGCACAGGTACAGCCCCGGTCGCCGGATCGTGATCAGGTTTGACGGATTCACGAACATCTGATTGTTCGTCTGCCAGACGACCTGATTGAAGTTCAGCGCCGTCCATTGCCCCGAGCCCGTGGCGGTCGCATACCCGAGTGCGGCAGTCACGGCCACGCCATCGGCTTTGATCTCCGCATCGACGGCCTTGATCAGCGAATCGACGTCCGCCTTGTCCCAGACGCTGCCCGTCAGACCGCTGCCGTCATCGTCCACGAGCGTGTTGTACCAGGTGCGATCAATCGGCATCGTGCCCTCTCACTGAATCCCTGCTTCACGCCCACGCAACTGCCGCAGGAGATCCGCGAACGTATACAGCTTGTTCGTCGCTTGCACTGTCCGCTTCGGCCTGATGGTCGTGTGTGCTCCTGCAATGCTGATCTCGGAGAACGCCACGCGCTGGATGCGGAAGGTCCCATTGATCGGGGGCGTCGTCGTGTTCACTGTGACCAGCCGCCCCACATCGTGCGTAACATCACGAGTCCAATACGTCAGCGTCAGGCGCGGGTCCTTCCGCTCGCTCAGCGTGGCCTGCATGTGCGCCTGCAGCTCTGTAGGACCGAAGCGACTGTCGTTCACCAGGAACTCGATCAGCCCCTGCGTCCAGTCTGCCGGAAACCCCAGACGCGAGGCGATGACCTGCGCGGCCTGCGGATCTTCAATCTCCATCCGCAGCGTGACGAGATCGCCCTTGCGCACGCCGACCGTGAGTGATCCCGCACCGCTGGCAGGAATGCCGACGAGCCGGGGCTGCACGAGGACCTGCGATCCGTAGCGCACGGTGGAGGTCACACTGCCTGACCCGCTTGGCGGCACGCCGGTCAAATTGCTGCCGCTGATGCTGGTGTAACGCACCGGCAGATTGCCGACGAGGGCCCAGCCGCCGGATGCGCCGCCATCGTCCGCGAATGGTGTCGTGTCGGTCACGAGCACTGATGTTGCGCCGACAGCAATCTGTCCGTCCTCCCGCAAGAGGCTCGTGTCCGTCGCTGGTGGAGCTGCGCCCAGCGAGGCATCAGCAATCGCATCGAGATAAGTGCTCGTGCCTGCTGCGACGTTTACCAGTTTTTTCAGGGCGCTGCCGTTGACGGCGGTGCGATACAGGCCGCGTGAGGTCACTGACGGTGACGACGGTGCCGGTAAGGTGATCGTGATCTGATTCTGCGTGCCGCCAGCCGATGAGGGATAGCCGCCCATAACTGGCAGGTCGGTTTCGAGAAAGTCACCGACGATCATCAGCCAGCCATTTACCCCGCTGCTGACGCCGTTCAGCAGATCCCAGACGTGGACCGTCGTGCCGCCATTGGTCGTGCGATAGAACTGCATTTGCACGATCTTGGCGGGGCACCGCGAGATGAGTCCTGAAGGATATTGCTGTCCGCTCACCGGATCTGTCGCAATGTCACCGACGTAAATCTCCGGATACTTATTGCCCGTGTTGACGAAGCCAGTCTGCGGCCCGAGCGAGTAACTGCTGCCCTGATACAGAATGGCGACTCGCCACTGGATGTTCGCATTTGCGGTGTACTGCCTGGGATCGGCCACGTAGGCGCTGGCCCGCACTGCAAGGGCGCTGATGGTCGGATTGCCGAGGCCAGTCTGCGCTGCTGCGACAGGACTGATCAGCGTCTCTCCAGACGCGGTGATATTCGTCATCGCGTATTGATAGGTCCCGGTGCCGAGGCCAGCACCGACGGTCGGCGCAAGACTTGGCGCACTGCTCGGGGCATTGCCAGTACCGAGAATCGCGCCGCGTCCGGTGTTGCCCCGCACCTTTGCATAGGTCACGCGCTGGGCTCCGGTCTGCACGATGCCGCCTTCACTCGGGTACCACAGCGGCTGACCGATACCGAGTTCGACCGGCAGCTCTGTGGCCCCGGCTGGCAGGTCCACGCTCGCCCCAACGCCACCGCCCAGGCCGATGATGCGCGTCGCCACTTGTGACAGGTCCTCTGTCAGTGAGAAGTCGCCCGAGTCCCCGGCTGCGGCCTGCGTGATCGGTGTCGCGGCTTGGTCGGCGACAGTGAACACATGCAGATCGTTCTGATAGTCCACGAACCAATACGCCCCGACCTGCTGACAGATCGCCGTGAGGCACGAGGGGATGTCCTCATTCGTGAATGTCAGGGCGTCAATTACCGGCAGACCTGCCTGCACATTGTTTCGAGTGACAGCGCCGCGTGCGAGGCGGTCGATCAGGTCGTAAATGATGGACGATGCAGGCCAGCCGATGTATGACGCCAGCACCTTTGTGCGTTGCAGTATCCAGGCAGGATCGATGCAGTGAATATCAGTGACGACATTCGGCGCAGCGGCCTTACTCAGGTATCGAGAGGTCGTCTCCAGGATGCGCCCGCCGAACAGTTGTTTGGTCGGGTCCACTTCCCCGCTGTAGACAGCGATGCGCTGGCCCGCCACCGGAGTCCAGCCGCGTGCTGTGAACTGCGCCGTATCAACCTGATCGTTCAACACATGCTCGATGGAGGCTCCTTCGATCAGCAGGCCTTGCCCAGGTCCCGAGGGCAGTGGCGCACCATCGACCCAGACCGGTGTCGTGGCCTCATACACGTTGAGGCGGAAGGCCTTCAGGCGGGCAATCTTCAGGCGAGCGCAGCCAGGGATATGCGCGGGCGAGAGATTAGCCAAAGCGCACTCCGTTATGCCGCAGCTCTTCGATCAGTTTGTTGGCGATGCCCTGCGCGTCCTGATTGTTTACGTTGACGCTCAGGTTCGTGGTCGAAGCTGTCATCCCTCGCGTGCCCCAGGTCGAAGGATTCATGGCTTCTTCAAATTGCGCTTGGCGGCCAGCCTTCGCACGCAGCTTCGCGGCGCTCTCCTGATAGTTTTCGCCCATCTGGAACGGGGACCAGCCGAGGCCCGTGCCGCCGCCCTGCATGGTCTGATTCGCCATCTGGTCGTAATAGCGGGCAAGCGTTTCCATCTGGGACGCGGACTGCTGCACGACGGCTGTGAGCTGGCCGACCTGCGCTGATGCTGCAGCCATCGCCTGTGTCGTGCGCTGGCCTGCCTGTTCGCCGGAGTCCCCGAGCTGCCCCAGGGCCTTCTGTGCCTCAGTGATCGTTACGGCGTAGGTTTGCGAATAGGCAATCGCGGCGTCGAGGGCTGCGGCCTCCTTTTGATAGGCGGTTTCGGTGGCGGTGGCGGCTTCGGTCCTGAACTGCTTGAGGGCTGCGGCATAGGCTTGATCCCTTTTGTAGAAGTCTGCGACGGCAGCACTGTGCGCACTGTTCATCGCGTTGAAGGTGGCGAGTGTTTCATCGCGCACGAGGCGAGCCTGCTCGATGGCTCCGGTTGTGTACTGCGTGCTGTGCGCCAGCATTTCCTGATACGTGGCTTCCGCACGCGCTGCGATGTCCGCGTAGTTGGCAATGGCACCATCACGCAGCACGTCCCAATTCAATTTGACCTGGGACATCTTCTCAGCGGCGATCTGCGAGATGGTGTTGTAGTGCGCTTCGGTCGCGCCGCCTGTCTCGTCCAGGGCTGCGATGGCTTCAGCCTTCCATGCATCAATGTCCGCAATCAGGCGGCCCGTTGTGGTCAACGAGTTCGCGGCGATCTCGTCGTTCCACTTTTGGTTCGCATCGGTGGCAATCTTTTGCGCAGCATCAAAGTCCTTGACGGCCTTCTCGGCCTCCTTCATGGCATCAGCGACCGCTCGCACCTGTGGAGCTGTGAGTCCGTAGGCCTTCGCCACTGTGCCCTGTGCAATGCCTGCAGCCAGGGCTGCTTCTGTGGCGGCACGCTCGCTGTCAGTGAGAGATTCGAGCAGGGCATCCTGACCAGTGACGGCCTGATTCACTTCCGCCAATGCGTCGGCATGGGCCTTCGCTGCTGTCTCGGCTTCTTTGCGCGTCTGGCTCTCCTTCGCCATCTCGCGCTGCAGGTACTGAATCGCTTCAGCCGAGGCGTGGTAGTGCGAGGACATTTGCGCGACGGTGCTGTTGCCCGCTTCAATCTCTGCCCGCAGCTTCGCCTGATCAGTGTTCGCGTCGTTTAGATCGTTCTTCCAGGTGCGCAGACGATCCGCGCCAGTGTTGAAGGTTTCCGCCTGCGCTTTGGCTGCGTTGTTCAGCACTGTGAAGGCCTGCGCTGCCGTACGGACAGCAGGGTCGAGCTGCTGCGCACGGATGATCAGGTCCTTCTGATATTCCGCCGTCTGTTGCGCGGTGCTGCCCCAGCCCATGAACGACGCTGCAAGGTCTGCGATCTTGGCGTCGGCTCCTGTCATGTCAGCGATCCAGCGGCCAATGTTCCAGCCTGCCATCGCAGCACCGGCCACCGACATCGCCGTTCCCAGGATGCCGATCTCGCCGGCTGTTTTCCCGGCGACCGATTCCATTTCCTCCAGGGCCTGGATCTGTGGGCCGATGTTCATGCCGAAGGCCGACAGGGTTTTGTCTGCCGTGCGCAGGCTGGAGGACATCGTGTTGATGCCTGCGTAGGAGGACGACGCCGCGCCGCCAAGTTTGTTCATGGAGGCGGCTGCGCCACCGACTGCACTGGACACACCGTCAGCCTCACGCTGCATGTCGTTCATTGCAGCATTGGCCTTCTGCGTCTCAGCAACGTAGTCGGTGAAGTCGGCTTCGAGCGTGCTGGCAATGGCGGCCATGTGTCACCGTTGTGCGGTCAGGTCCTCTACGAGCACGTCATAGACTTCGCCCGGAAGGGCCTGCACGTCGGGATACGTCCAGTGCATCAGGCGACAGATAGCGAGGTCGGTGCTGACTCGCTCACGCCACCATCCGTTTTTTTTAGCGCGTTTACTTCATCGCGCATGGCTTGCTCGTGCTTCTTGATGGCCTCGCGGATCTCCAGCACGCCCTCATGCTCCAGGGCATCCAGGCGATCCTGCACTTCTTCCGGCGAAAGCCCTCGCAGCGAGACAGGTTTGCCCTGCTCGTCCTTTGCACTCCACTCGATCAGATACGCCACGATCACGGCGTCGCCCGAGGATGGCAGCACAACGGTCTGCCCTTCCTGCTGGGCATACATGCGGGCGAACATGGCGGTCACTTCGCCGTGCGTCAGGCGGGCCTTGACGGTCAGGGTTTCGCCGTCGCTCAGTGTCAGCGTGCGTGTGTCGTTCGTGGCAAAGCGCAGCATGTGTCCTCTATCCCTGCATCGGCGGCCCGAGTCTCGCCGTGAGCAGCGAGCCCCGTACCGTCAGCGTCTCCACTTCAAAGGACCAGAAGCCCGCAGGCTTCGCGGTGCGTGGGGCAGTGAACTGCAACGGACGGCGTGTGAGCTGGAAGCTGTCGGCCCGTTCGATGGCGGCTGACAGCTCCCAGCGTCGTGACTCCGCGTCTCGCGTTATGACCCAGGACACCAGCGATGCAGCACGGCGAGCCCCATAGTTGATCTCGCCGCGCTTGCCCCGCAGTGTGATAGCGCGAAACACGCAGAGCCCTTTATCGTGCCGGTGCTACACCAGCGCCAGCACCGGGACGACCAGCACCAGCACCAGCACCAGGACCAGCACGGCCAGCCAATGCACCGGCAGCGGGCAGCGTCCAGGACCCTGCAGCCATGAAGCTGCTGGAGAGTGCAGGTGCGCCCTCGACATCGGTGTCAATCTCGGCATCGAGATACGCCAGCCCACTGAAGGCATACGGCGCGGGCGTGCCGTCGGTCGTGTCGGGGATCAGCTCCAGGTATCCAGGTGCCACGAGTTCCGTCGCTTCGATCAGCGACATGTCCTCGCTATTCCAGAATCCGCTCAGGCTGCCCGAGATGTCTCGCAGACCAGGAATGTAGACACGATTTTGATCTTGAAAACACGAGACGTTGATCTTCTCGGTTGCCAGTGAGAGCTGAAACCCTTTGATCGACATGAGCGCGACAGCGGTGGCACCGCCTGCGCCTGTCGGGTCCCACTTCACTTCCCCGTTGCGTCCACTACGAATCATGGTGTTATCCCTCCAGGCGCGGCGACGATGCGATAGTGCCCGCCGCGATGTTGCCAACGGATCGTGGCGTCTACTTGATCCACTTCCGTGTCACGAATCCGACCCGTGCGAGTGATCGACAGGCAGGTGAAACCTGTGATCGTCAGCGTCTGATCTTCGAGCAGCACATCGATCCGTGCTGCAGCCTGCCGAGCGTTGGCACTGGACCCTGACAACATCACAGCCTTGACGATGTACTCGGTATCCTCCAGGCCACGCCGATCCCCTGCTGCGGCCATCTGTGCTCGCACGCGGCCTTCAATCAGGGACACGATGCCGAAATTGTGTTTCCCCTGTGGGGCCTCATCGAAGTAAACGCCATCAGGGATTAGCGCCATCAGTGTCGCGTCGGCACTCAGCAGGTTCACGACGGCATTGTCGATCTGGCCGCTATCAGGTATCGGCATACGTCACCGTCAGTCCGTGGCGGCGCAGGATGTCCATCGTCTTTTGCGTGGCCTCCCGCTGCATGTCATTCGTCGTGCGCGTGAACACAGGGCGGGCAGGCATGCGCCCACGTGAATAGCCCTGCTTCGTCTCGCGGACAGTCTGTGTGCCGTGGTCGTAGATCCGCGCCAGCGGTGCAATGTTCTCGACCACATGAGAGACGATCACGCTGCCCTTCAGCAGTGGGCGGGTCTGCATGCCTTTGACGAGGCTGCCCTCGCCATAGGTGTAGAGGCCGCGAATGGTGGAGACAGTCGCCTCGGCGAGCGCCCGCATCATCGGCTCTGTCTCGCGGACCAGATCCGGCACGAGCTGACTGAGGGCCTGCTGCTGCTCCTTTATCCCGGTCATTTTGAATTTGATCTCGGACATCACACCTGCTCTTCGGCCACGAGAATCAATTCACGGTTCGCTTCATCAGGATTGCGAACGGAGGTCACTTGGAAGATCCGCTCGCTTTGTCCCTGCCCTGTGTAGCGCAGCCGCGTGAGCACTGTGACGCCGCGTCGATAGGGCATTTCGATCAGGTGCGTGGCTGTGGACAGCACCGTCCCTGATGCAGACCGCTCCAGGTCCGTCTCTGTGGCTGGTGCGATATGCACGAAGGCTGTGGGCGGGGCCAGTGGTACCCAGCCTTCGATGTAGCCGCCCTCGCCATCAGGCACCGTGCCTCCAGGGTTTTCGAGCGTCACGAGCTTGTCCCGCGCACCAATGCGAACGGCCATCACGTTACCCAGATGAGACGATGCGGGCCGATGGCATCTTCGTAGCCGAACGGAATGACCTGGGCACCGTCAGCAGTCTCCAGTGAAGCCAGATCACGCCCGAGCGTGGCGTAGTGCGCAGCCAGGACACCGACCGCCCATGTGAGCAGTGGAGCTGCAGCCAGGAGATCGGCTGCGGTCTGCCAGCCCACGATCAGGCGCACGATGCCGGAGCTGCCAGAGAAGTCAGCATGCGGCACCAGCGCAGGCCCATGCACGCTGAACACAGGCCGAGCAAAGTGCTTCACCGTTCGGCCCACAACGCTCTGCGTCTCCAGCACTGACTGCACCGGGAAAACTTGATTCGCCAGCGGGACATAGCCATACGTGGCCAGGGCCGTGCTGCTGAAATACAGATCACGAGTCTGCGTGAGCAGGGCGAGCCCTGTGTCCTGCTCCACCTTGCTGCGTGCAGCAGCGATCCAGACCTTCATCAGGTCGTCACGCGGATCGCCGTCCAGCCAATCGAGGCCTGCCAGGAGCTTCGCCTGCGCGACGGTGACAGGCTCTTCGGTCGGTGGCGTGATCAGCACGCTGTGACTGCCATGCGGCCACGCCCAGGGCACGAGCAGCGGTGGCGTGAGCGTGCGCTGCGCGAAGGCCTCTGCCGGGGCCACAGGCACAGCGATCCCCATCGCCGCGAAGTCCTCGCGGATGCGCTCCTGCTCGTCCGGTGATAGGGGCTGCGTTCTGGTCATCGTCGTGGTCGTGGTCGGCGGTTCTTCACGCCGCGATACTGCGCGGTCGTGAACTCCTGCGAGCGAGTCTGCACTGGTGGCTGCAGCGCAGCATCCAACACCAGCGGTCGGCGCGTCGGCAGTGTCAGCAGTGGGTCAGGACTGCCAGCCGCCAGGAAGCGCACGGCGATCTCTGCACGCCCCTGATAGTCAGGACTCGTGCAGGTGTGATGCGGCATGTCGTCCACAGGGCACGGCCCTGGATCATCGAGATCAAACGTAGAACATTTCGACATCGGGCCTCCTGAGTCGCCCGAGAGTGGAGCCGCAGGACCCTTCCGTCCTGCAGCTCCGTCCCAGGCTTTGCCCGTGCTCAGGGTTACGGGCTTAGGCGTTGTCCCTGCGTGCGCCGCCAAGGTCGCCAGCGCCAAGCGCGGCCAACACAGGCACGCCGAGGCCTGTCACTGTGCCGAAGGCACCGGGGCGGTAGACCGCGAGGGCCAGCCGCTCTTCAGCGCGGATCGCCACGAGGTTCTTCACGAAGAAGTCCTGGTGGCTGTTGCTGGCTTCCACACGGATGCCGCCCTTGCGGAACACCTGCGCAGCACTCTTGAAGGCACCGACGAGAGCAGTGGCGGCGACGATAGCAGGTGTCACTGCCACCGGCAGCCCCCACATCGTGGGCGACTGGATGGGCGAGAATGGACCGCCCGTGTAGTAGTCGCCGCTGACGTTCTTCGACAGCACAGTCGTGGCCCAGTCAGCAGGATTCATCACGACGCCATCAGGCATCAGCAACGATGCGCCGTAGATCGTCATGATCTGCCGGAAGATCGCATCCATGTTGGACTCGGCAGCACCACGCGCAATCGCAGGCGCAAGACCTGGGCGCTTCAGGATGCCGAGGATATGCGGCGCGACTCCGGTGCCGTTCAGCAGTTCGTCCTCTTCCGCGAGCTGCACGCCGAGGCGCAGACGCGCATCGATGTAGCTCTGGATCTGCGCCACGTCCTCCAGCATTTCCTCGGACACGGGCAGCCAGTGAGCAATCTTGCGCACTGGATCATTCACTGCCGCGAACGTGAGTGCAGACTCAGGCTTCGCTGCACCTTCCAGGACTGCCGCCGCAGCATTCGTAAATGCTGTTTCCTGCATGTAGGCGATCAGGTTGCTGTCGGTCGTGCCGCTGGCCAGGAGGTCTGCGACGACCAGACGGCGCGTCGGTGTCTGCAGAATCCCAGGCTGATAGTCGGGGACCACGAGCGCCCCGCCGCTGGCAGGATCTGAGGTCAGCGTGGCGGCATGCAGGCCCTGATGATCGAACAGCTCCATGCTGGGCGAATGCCACTGCGCAGAGCCACGATGCAGCCCCTTGCGGAAGAAGTCGTAGCCCTCCGCCGACACGAACTGACGGCCCATGCTCTGCGGACCCTTCGAGCGAGCGGCTGCCGCTGCCGGTGTGATCCCTGTCCCCGCACTCTTCATGAGTGACGTGAACTCTTCGAGCTGTGTGCTGTCGCCTTTGGCCTGGGCGATCTTCGCCATCAGTCCATCGACATCCGTCTTGATGGCTGCGAGCTGCGTGCGCTCGTCATCCGTCAGCACACGATTCTCTGCTTCTGCAGCTTTTGCGACAGAGGCGGCGAGAGCTTTGCCCTCGTTCTTCTTCTTCTCAACGTCCCGTTCCAGGGCTGCGATATTCATGGCAGGGTCCTTCTTATGCAAAATCCAGCATGAGCAGCTCGCACTCCAGCTCACGACATGCACGCACGCGATCCTGGTCAGTGGCCGGTGAAGGCTCCTGTGACGTGTCGAGTGCGAATGCCTGGGCAGAGAGGGCAAGCGGCTGCGTGCCGCTGGGAAGCACGCGAGCCAGTGTTTCGTCAAGCGTGGCAATGCGGTCGATCATCTTGGCGGCTTTGGCTTCAGTGGCATTCAGCACAGAGCCCTCGCCGTAGCGGCTCTGCACCTTGTCCACGCTGATGCCACGACCGAGGGCCACATCGCCCACGAACGTGGCGTAGGCACCATCGACAATGGCCTGCAGGCGGGCCCGCGCTGTGTCGCTCAGGGCTTCAGCTTCGTTGCCGTCCACCTTGAACTTTCCTGCGCTCAGGTATGTGAGCTTCACGCCTGCCTGCTCCAGGGCGGCTGACAGGTCCTCATGGATGCTATAGACGCCAATGCTCCCGACCATCGAGGACGGTGACGCCACGATCTCGGTGGCGCATGCGCCAATCCAATACGCGGCAGAGCACATCTCGTAGTTCGCTTGCGCGATGATCGTTTTCTTTGTGCGGGCCTTCATGACCTCGCGGGCGAACTCCGTCGCGCCCATCACGCTGCCCCCAGGCGAGTCGATGTCCAGCACGATGGTGCTGACTTCGGGATTCGCCATCACTTCAGCCAGGGCCTGTGACGCCTGCTCATATGTGGCCCCGCCACTGATCTCCGACAGGGCATTCATGCGCGGGGCAATCACGCCATGAATCGGCAGGACAGCCACGCCACCAGTGCGCTGCTTGCGGCCAGGGGCCCGAGGCTCGAAGCTCTCAGCCTCCAATGCATTCATCGTCAAGCGGCGGCTGAGAACTGAGACAACGACATCCGTCATCGCTCGTGTCAGTGCCCAGGGATGAAGCGCCATGCTCAGCACTCGATCACAGGCATGCGCTCGCGGAAGCGGGTTAGACATACAGCGCCGCCTCCCGGTCGGCTGTGAAGGGATTCGAGCCGTCAGCCAGGAGCTGCTGCGTCTCGCTATTCAGGTGACAGGCAAGGCTGGCCGCAGCCTCTGCAGACTGCGCACGTTCCCCGCCTGCAACGATGAGGGCTTCTTCCAGGTCTGCCGCCAGCTCGGTATTCCAGCGGTCCGCATCAAAGGGCAGACCCTTCGCCACAACAGAGGCCTGACGCCTCCAGGCCCGTGCAATGGCCGCCGTGACTCCAGGCACGCGCATCAGGGCTCGCTGCGGTTCAACGTCCTCGCCGGTCGGGGACATATTGAGCGGCAGGGCCACTTGATTCGCTGTCGTGTCGTTCTTGATCGAAGGCAGGTTCAGGCGTGCACGGCCCTCGTTCACGGTCATCACGGGACGACCGACAGCGGTCTGCATGGCTGCGGCCTGCTCTTCAAACGAGCCCTTGAGCTTCTCTGCGATGTTGAACTCGATATACACGCCATCCTGGTCGGAGCATTCAATCAAGAGCTGCTTCGTTAGCTCCTGCTCGATGAAGTCCAGCCAGGGGCCGAGGCAGTCCTGATACAGGTTTTTGTGCTGCTCGCGGATGTTGGAATACGTGGCGTGGTCCAGGATGCCGACCATCGGCAGCGGGACGTGATACTCCCGCGCCACTTCTTCCCGTGAGAGCTTGCGAGCATCGGTGTACTCAGAATCCTTCGCGCTGTAGGACGTGGCCTGAAACGTCATGCCATCTTCGAGGACGGCAGTCTGTCCAGCGTTGGCAGGTCCCTGGAAGCGGGTCTGCCACTGCTCGCGGAATGATTGCTTCTGCTCTGGTGTCCACTTCGGTGCAGTGGCAGGCCGCTGAATGACTCCTTCAAGCCGTGCTGCGTTTTCCCAGAAGGCCGACATGTAAGAGCCCGCTGCGCTCTCCCCTTCCAGCGTGCGGCGCAGTGTCTCCAGCGGTGAGATCCCACTCAGCGGATCGCAGGGATCGTAGCCGTGGAAGTACACGAGATCCTGCGGACGCAGCGTGCGGATGGTGTTGTCGGGCAAGGTCCAGTCGAAGGCCTCAGGCACCAGCCAGCCATGCACGGTGACTGTCTCCGGCGGCAGGCGCACCAGCCCGAGACGGCCATTGCGCTCGCGGACCTTCAGCCAGTAGGCCATGAAGTACACGCCGAGGTCCTGCATCAGGCTCTCGATCAGCCGATGCTGTGTCATCCCTGGGTTTGGATTCTTCAGCCACTGAGCCAGTTCGTGATTCGCCAGTCGCTCGCGGTCGATGTCACTGATGCGGCGGTAGATGTGGATGCCGAGCTGCGCCACGTTCCGGGCGATGAAGTCCACAACCGTCCGCACGCTGGGCTGCGTGCGATACATGGCTGCATAGGTCTGCGGACCTGCAGCCCAGAGATTCGAGCGTCGCCAGCTCGTATCAGGCAGGACCTCGCGCTCGTTGCGATAGGTCTGCAGGGTTCCAAAACTTTGCACGACCATCAGGGCACAACCTGGAGGAACGACACGTTGTCACGGTGGATCACGATGTCCCCGTCAAGCGGCGGGGGCGGACTGCCGGAGCCTGCTTGGAGCATGGACGCATCACGCAGGACCAGCCACGGCCCCCGCGACTGCCACAGCACGCCACGGATCGCAGCGTTGCCATCGCTCTTCAAGTTCACGATGACGACGCGCAGGAGACAGGGCGGGCCGAACCAGCTCCACATCGTGAGGACTGCGCAGCAGTCTCGACGGGATCGGGCTGCGTGTGAAGTTTAGGTACCGAAAGCCTGTGTCAGGCCTTCGGCGGGCGTGGAGTCTGCAGAGCCTGCCGGATCAGTTCCGGGACGGTGACTCCTGCAGCACTCGCACGTTGATAGGCGTGATCGTATTGGCGGGAAGGGAGACGCACATGCACGCCGACAGAAGGGTCCTGCCGGTCGAGCGGCGGGCGGCCTGACGGCTTGCTAGGTCGCATCCGCTGACGAGTGTAGCGGACTCTGCTCACGCTGTCACCAGATCGGGGTCGTCCGCCCACTGGCTCTCGCCCAGGTCCGCGAGCTTGCGAGCAATCAGGCCCGCAATGATCGGATCGATGCGGCCTCGACTCCGCTTCTTCACCGGATAAATGTTGTCTTTGTTGTCACGCTGCACCACGACATTGCGAGCGCACCAGCTCACGAGCGGACTGTCCCCGGCATCGATCAGCCCTTCGAGCACATCCGCCTCGAAGTCCTTCGCCGCCTGACTCATTTGCGCCAAGTTCTGCGGGACCTCCACGACGTCCAGGCCTTCGCCCTGCAGCTCCTTTTCCAGGTTGCCCGCATTCCAGGGATCGAAGCCGACCTGCACGACATTGAACATGGCCCGCGCCGCCTGGACAATCTCACGCACACGATCCTGGTCGATGCGGCTGCCGGGATTCGTGAGCAGGTACCCGCGCTGGACCCAGAGCCGATACGGGGCTCTGTCTCTGTGTTCGCGCTGCTCCAGTGTCTCTTCAGGTGTGAGGACCCAGGCCAGCATGCGCCAGCGAGCTCGCTGCTCGGTCGGCGGGAACATGGCCACGACTGCAGTCAGGTCGATCTTGCTGGACATGTCGATCCCGAGATAGCAGTCCTCGCCGCGCAGCTCTTCGGGCGACCACAGCGACTGACCTTTGCGCCAGCCCTCCAGGGCCAGCCAGGGCGCATCAGCGTTGACCCAGAAGTTCAGCCGCTTCTGCTTGAAGGCGGCTGCGGCAGCAGGCATGCTCTTCGCCTTCAGTGCCAGGGCCGCCAAGTCTGCGGGCTTCACACTGACGCCGTAGTTCGGGTTTGCCTTCTTCCAGGTGCGCTCGATGAATGGGTCGTCATCCACATCGGCATGCGCAATGAACGCCAGCAGCGTTTCATCCTGGAGCACACCGTCCAGGACCTTGCAGGCGTAGTCGTGCTGGTCCCCGCACGGCGTCACCGGATCGTTGCCTGCAGTCGTGATCCACACGATGAGCGGTTGCCGTCGCGCTCCGGTGGCTGTCTCCATAACATCGATCAGCCCCCGATGCTTCATCGCGTGTGCTTCATCGATGATCACGATCTGGGGATTCAGTCCATCGGTGGAGTCACGGTCTGCGCCCAGGGGCTCCACCTTGGATGCGGTGCTGTCCATGTGCAGGTTTGCCATGAGCACATCGATGCGAGTGCGGAGGCCACTGGACTGCACGAGCATCTTGCAATCGTTGAACACAATCTTCGCCTGCTCACGTTTGGTGGCGATGACATAGCCCTCGGCCCCAGGTTCGCCGTCGAAGAAGGCCGCATACAGGCACACGATGGCGGCTTCCAAGCTCTTGCCGTTCTTCCTGGGGATCTCGAAGTAGACAGAGCGGAACCGGCGCAGCCCTGTCTCGCGGTGACGCCACGCGAAGATGCTGCCCAGCCGGAACAGTTGATGCGGCTGCAGGCGAATGAGCTGGCCAGACCACTCGCCTTTGTAGTGCCGAAGCTGCTCTGCGAACCGGTAGAAGCGATCCGCCCTGGAGCCATCAAAGACATACGGGAAGGCCCGCGTACCTTCACGCTTGCGATCACGCAGGTGACGCTGGCAGGCGAGGCGATGATAGGTCCCAGCCAGCACACGCCCGTTGACGACTGCTCTCGCGTAGGCGTCGATGGCGTGGAGCGGCATGGCGGGTCAGTGCTTCACATCAGCAGGCGGGCTGTCGAACTCTGAGAAGGCATCGCCGCCAGGACCTGGACCCTGCGTGACGACACGCGAGCGGCTGCTCGGCGTCAGTCCCAGCTCGGGCCACAGCTTGGAGCAGGCCGCGAGCGCACGCGAGGCAATCGACATGAAGGGATTCGTGATCGGGTACCCGCTGGGAGCCTTCACGACCATGCCCCGCTTCTTCACTTCAGCGGTCGCATCCAGGTATCGCTGCCACTCCAGGCACAGGGCAATCAGTGCGGTGCGGTCTGCATCAGTGACCTGCCGACACTTGCGCAGCATCGGGACCACGCGCATCCATTCCGCCTGCGCAATCGTGTGGCCCTCCAGCTCGGAAGGTGGCAGCTCTGTGACGACCTCCAGGGGCGGCTCGGGCTCCCGGTCGTTGCGCTTGTGCGAGTGCGAGGCATAGCCTTCGAGCTTGCGCCGCTCTGATGGAATGGGTTTGCGGCCTCGCATTATTCGCCTCGCCGAGCGTGCAGGTTCTCGGCAATCCACCGTCGCAGTTGTCGATGGCGCCAGCGTTGCGGCACACACTGAATCAGCCAGTTCGGTGCATAGGCGATCAGCAGTAAGTAGGCTCGCATCAGTGGTCCTGCTTCTTCGCGGAATGCGTTGGACAATTCTCGTCCGGCTCATAACTGCAAGTGCAAATGCGCCGATCTGTCCGTGGCTCCAACGGCAACGACTCCAGTAGGGCCACGACACGTTTGAAGTCCTGCCAGTTGAAGTCGCTGGGAAGCTGCAGCGATGCGAACCTGTTCGCGCCAAGCGGACACGTATACACAATTAGCCCACTCACCGCATGCGCTCCGGCTGCGAGCCATCCTGCAGCACGCCATTGCCTGCAGCGTCTGCTGGTGCAGGGAAGCTGTCAGGATCGTTGGCAAGGTCCTGGACGTAGAGCAGCACGCGCTGCCGTGCGCGGTCTGATGGCAGCTCTGACAGCACGCCCGCGACAATCACGAAGGCACGCACCGCCGCATCACTCATGGCCGCCTGCACTGCGCGGGCTTCTGACTTGTCTTTGACAGTGATCGAAGTTTTCATCGGTGTCCTCTCATCGTCGCCGTGCGACCTTCTTCGCAGTGGCAGTGACCTTCATGCCGTATTCGTTGACGCCCTCAGGGATCACAGCCCCAGGCTGCAGCACCAGACGATTCGCCCGGAAGGGACGATAGTCAACGTGATGGTGCCAACGCCCGTAGCGGAACACCAGCCGCGACACGTCAGGATGCAGGCGGACCTGCATTTCGGATTTTGGCTTCGTGCCCTCCACCGCATAGAAGTCGGCATCGCAGCCACCCTTCACCGTTTGCGTCGGCAGCTTCTTCTGCAGGAACGCATTGAACTGCACCGTACACCAGCCCGCCTTCAGCAGCCGCAGCGAGAGATCTGTGTCCTCGTTGTACCGGCCACGCCACCGGAAGGGCACGCTGTTGCGTATCAGGTTGCAGGAGTAGATCCGCGTGTTCATGATGAACGGCGGAAATTTCACTTTGCGTGGCGCGAAGAACTCATACTGCGGACCTGCCATCCCGAGATTCGCATAGCGCAGGCACCATTCCTCCATCACATAGAACGGCGTCCCATCACTGCAAGGCACCTTCAGATTGCGATTCATCCGGTACCAGCGGCGGATGTTGTCATCCATAACCCAATGCCACGCCGCGCCAGACTGCAGCGCGTGCGCCCACGCAAAATTGCGGGCAGCTCCTGGACCCTTGCTCTTCGTGTTGCCCAGGTCATCGCAGGTGTCGTAGGTGTCCTGAAATTCTGGGTCGAGGACCAGCAGCGTGCAGGTCGGGACATTCACAGCGGCATACAGCAGCAGCTCCTGGGCCTCGACAATCATGAAGTGCGGCACGCCCATCGCATCAAGCGCACGACTGGTGAGTCGAGTCTCATGGCGTCCCTTGCTCACGATGTAGATCGGGAAGCGTGGATTCATGACACGTCTGCAGGCGGGTCCTCTTCATCATCGGCCTTGCACTCGCGCTCCAGCCAGTGATCACGGACCGCCTTTGGATACCAGATGAATTTCGTTTCGGTTGTCACGTCCTGCCCGATGAGAGCAGCGAAGGCCTGCACGTCCTCCTGCTTCTGGAAATGCACTCGCAGCGTGTGGATGCCCTGCTGATCTTCCTGCTCATACTCCGGCATGCCCGACCATCCAGGCTTCGCTTCCTGTCCGAGCAGCATCAGCTCTTCGGCTTCACTCCAAAACGGCTGCAGGCTCAGGCCCTCTGATTGGTCCTCGCGGAGCTGGTCATAGTCCCAGGCTGCCAATTCAGCGGTGCGGTTGTCATAGATGGCCAGGGCACGCTTGGCGGCATCGCTGAGGCCTGTGCGCCGGACAGCGATCACAGTGTCCCCGTCAGCATCTACGATGCGGACCTTCTCCAGGCCTGCAGCAGTGGCAGCCTGCACCACGCCATTGCCTGCCAGGATCTCGCCGTGCTCATCGATGACGATTGATCTTGACGCCCCGACTTCTTTGATGGAGGCCTGCAGCATTTCCAGGTTGCGGGCATTGTGCTGGCGTCGGTTTTTCGGGTCCTGCTGCAGCTCCTGGAGCGTGGTCGGAGCCTCGGGCAGCGTTTCCGGTCGTTTTTGGGCCATTTTAGCCCCCCCTTCCGAATTTCAGGATCGTGAGGAGGAGGG